CAGTTTCTGTTGAATATGATTTAAAGTACTAATGAAAAGCGTCTTTAACTTTATGGTGAAGCCTAAAGTATCTAGGTCATCAAGTAAAAAAGAAATAGACGGTAAAGAGTTACTTTTAAATACAGAAGTTCAAAACCATCAATATACCAGCCGGCTAGGTGTTGTAACAGCATTGCCTATTGCTTCTGCTACAGAAATAAACGTAGGTGATGAAGTTATTTTACATCACAATGTATTTCGTAGATTTAGAGATATACGCGGCGATGAAAAAAACAGCAAGTCTTATTATAATGAAGATAACTTTTTTGCACAGCCAGATCAAATATATGCGTATAAACGTAAATTAGAATGGCAATGTGTTGAAGGTTTTTGTTTTATAAAACCTATTGCTAGCAAAGATAATCTTTCATTAGAAAAAGAAGAGCCCTTAAAAGGTATTGTTAAATATTCTTATAATGATACTTATAAAAATGATTTAGTGGGTTTTGCGCCAAGTAGCGAATACGAATTTAATATTGAAGGCGAGCGACTATATAGAGTGCCGCTACAAAGAATTACAATTAAATATGAATATCAAGGAGACGAAAAAGAATATAATCCTAGCTGGTCGCAAAGCAGTTGATGAATTAATTAAAGTAGCAGAAGAAAAAATCATTACTAATACAGAAGATGATGTATCTGCTGATAGATTAAAAAACGCAGCGGCAACTAAAAAGCTGGCAATATTTGATGCTTTTGAAATACTTACACGTATTGAAGAAGAACAGCGTATTCTTGAAAACAAACCTAAAGAAGAAGACAAAAAGAAAACATTTTCTGGGTTTGCGGAAAAAAGATCTAAGTAATGTACGAGCAGAACTTAGTAAAAGTTGTAGAGCCTATAAAGTTTACAACTATAAATAGATTAAATAGATCTAAAGCTTGGAAATACGGTTACAATAAAGAGCATGATATTATTGTAATAAGTACAACAGGTCAGATAGGCCAGGTTATTGAAATACAAAATTTGCATATTGCATTACCACCTGAGCCTAAATCCTTAAAAAAGGGACCTAACAAATGGACTGTTTCGGACTATCCTAAGGAGCTTAAAAATATTAAGAGTATATTTGATTGGCAAAACTATCCAGACGAGTTTAAAGCAAAGTGGGAAGGTTATATTGACGAAGAATTTAACAGACGTGAAAGCGGATATTGGTTTTATAACAAAGATGTACCAACTTATATTACTGGTACTCATTACATGTACCTGCAATGGTCAAAGATTGATGTCGGACACCCTGACTATAGAGAAGCAAATAGACTCTTCTTTATATTCTGGGAAGCATGCAAAGCTGATACTAGAAGCTACGGAATGTGCTATCTTAAAAACAGACGGAGTGGATTTTCGTTCATGGCATCCGGTGAAACTGTCAACATGGCAACCATATCAAGTGACGCCAGATTTGGTATCTTATCAAAAACAGGTGCTGATGCGAAGAAAATGTTCACCGACAAAGTTGTCCCCATCTCAGTTAACTATCCGTTTTTCTTCAAACCTATACAGGACGGTATGGATCGGCCAAAGACCGAACTTGCTTATAGAGTTCCAGCTTCTAAGCTCACTAGGAAATCCATACAGTCGCAAGAAAAGCAAATAGAGCTTGAAGGACTTGATACAACAATTGACTGGAAAAACACTGGCGACAACTCTTACGATGGCGAAAAGCTTAAGCTGCTTGTCCATGACGAAAGTGGTAAATGGGAAAGACCAGACAACATCCTCAACAACTGGCGAGTTACCAAAACAACGCTAAGACTTGGTGCACGTATTATAGGCAAGTGTATGATGGGTTCAACATCAAATGCTTTAGATAAAGGTGGTGATAACTTTAAAAAGTTATATAACGATTCAGATGTAACCAAGCGTAATTCTAATGGGCAAACAAAGTCTGGTTTATATTCTTTGTTTATACCTATGGAATGGAACTACGAAGGCTTTATTGATGAACACGGGCAACCTGTATTTAATAATCCTAGAAAAAAAGTTGTTGATCCGTGGGGTGATGAGATAGAACAAGGCGTTATAGATTATTGGGAAAACGAAGTTGAAGGTTTAAGAAACGATCAAGACGCTTTAAACGAATATTATCGTCAGTTTCCGCGTACAGAAGAGCACGCTTTTAGAGATGAAACAAAAAATAGTATATTTAATTTAGCAAAAATATACGAACAGATTGATTATAACGAAGATCTGCGTAATAGTAATATTATATCACAGGGTAATTTCCAGTGGGTTAACGGTGTAAAAGATACAAATGTAATATTTACACCAAGCCCTCAAGGTAGATTTAAAGTATCATGGATTCCTGGCGCGCATCTTCAAAATAAGTGGATAACTAAAAACGGTATTAAATATCCAGCCAACGAACATATAGGTGCATTTGGTTGTGATAGCTACGATATTTCAGGAACGACTGACGGCAAAGGCTCTAAAGGTGCA